CATTTGTTTGATTCCTTTTTATATCTTAAGTTCATTGATGAGACGCTTTACTTCCTCACCAAGGAATCGTTGTACTCTTTTGTCGCCCTGAGCTTCCTTAGCAATTTCAAGCATTTTATGTCCATGCTTCATATTCATGAGACTTTCATAAATTGCTTTGGGGTATGCATTTGGTGCACTAGGTTGGGCGACGATATCAACAGTGATGATTTCAAAATCACTGACTCTACCATCCATATCGTTGACGTTTCCGCTTCCTCTACTGGATACACCTAGTTTTACACCTGACTCCAACATCGTTCTTACTAATTGACCCATTGGAGTAGGAAGAATCTTTAGTTTACCATAACCATTGGCGCCGTCCATCCACATGCTTGTAATCATGTGTGATACACGGTCTAGGTTAATTTTTAGATCATCTGGGTGATCAACTTCACCCAAAACTGAATAGCCTTCTGAGATTTGCTTGTTTAGAGTATCTACGGCATTTTCAATTTCATTGACGGGGTAAATACGCTCGTTTGCGTTTTTTACCCCGCCCTGAATGAAAATCCCCTTCATGTAGAGGGTCTTAAAATCAGTGCCCTCTTCACGAATTGATTCAACCACCATTCCTGCGCGGTCAAACGTTAGATTTTCTCTGAGATACAAAGCCATTCTCTCAGTTTCCTATTAGCGAATTGGTCTACGTGCTGAACGGCGTGATTCAGCTACCGGGCTCTTAGTGTTCTGACCATCATCACCGTGCTTTGGCTTTGGTGCTGAGTCAAGGTCCTGTGACTTGTGACCTGGAGCGTTCTTGAACTTTCCTGCGTGAGGAACTTCCTTTTCGCCCTTAGCATAGAAGTTGTTTGGAGCCTTAGGAGCAGTTGGAACTGATTCATGTGCGCCAGCAAACTTTACTGGGTGACTGTCCATTCCAGCTTGACCTGAGTTCTGTAGGCCTGGGCTCTTGGTCTGTGCACCGTTGTCGCCGTGAGTTACAGAAACCTTCTGTAGCTGAACAGCTTCCATCACTGACTCGTCCATGTCTTCTTCGTCTTCAGCTTCGGTTACTTCTTCTTCAGCGTCAAAGTCCATTTCTTCTTCGCCTTCGTCGCCCATGTCATCATCGGCGCCGCCGCCCATAATGTCTTCAAACTCTGCCATCAACTGGTCAAGCTTGTCTTCAATACGAATTACAGCGTCTTCAACTTCTTCGCCGCCTTCGTCACCGAAGTCTTCTTCACCTTCGTCGCCGCCGAATTCAAATTCTTCTTCGTCATCTGCGAAGTCTAGTTCTTCTTCTTCCTCAGTAACGCCAGCTTCTTCTGCATTGATTTCGTCAAGTAGATCACCTACTTGTCCGCCCATGCCTTCGTCCATATCGTCTTCCATTTCTTCGGCCATGATTGACTCAAAGATTTCTCTTGACTTTTCTACAACGATTTCGTGAAATAGTTCGCGGGCTTGTTCTTCATTTTCATTGATCACTAGATTGATCAATTCTTCATACTTTTTAATATCCATTGAAATTTCTCCTGATACAAATGGCTTTGTAGAATTACTTATGCCATAGTCAGAAAAAGTACTCAATAACTATGTATTTTTTGAGTTTTTAGTATAGATATATGTTAGAGCGAAGGTCCGCCAGCCTGTTGTTCTGGTTTTGCACCATATTGTTTGCGGACATTTTCTAAATATTTTTTCTTTTCGTAATTTCTTACGTCTAACATTCTACGTAATTTACGAATTTGTTTTAGTGTTAATTTTGTTTTTCTTGATGTTCTATACACAGGCTTACTATTGTCAGAATTGACATCCTGTAAACCATTAACGGGAGCATCGAACATTTCTAATAGTTGCATAAAACTATTTATCTTTTAGATTTGCATTCCGCCGCCACCAACGGGTCCTGCTGCTCCACCTGGAACTGCTTCTCCGCCAGCGCCGCCGACAGGACCAGCTACTTCTGGACCCATGTCACCCATTTCTTCACTTGATTCAATTTCATCGGCTGTTTCTAAATCTGTAGTGAAGTCGCCGGTTGATACACCGATATTGCGAAGGTCACTTCCTGATGGCTCATTAACAACTTCTTCTTTGTTTTCTTCTTCCCAAAGCTTTTCGTTGCGCTTAATTTCTTCTTCGGTTAGACCTAAGAAACGCTCCATTGCAAATCTCTTTGAAATGTAAGGTAATGCTTCCATGCTAGAAAATGTACCAACTCGTGCGTTGTCTAGTTCGCTTTGACGATATGCAGCAAAGTTTTGCGGAGGATTGAATACTAATTGGAACAGACTTGTATCAATGTTGAAGCCTCTCCAGCGCAAGAATAGTTTGAATTCTTCGTCAAACTTCAATGCCATGTAGTTCTGTAGACGTTCGCAATACTGGTTGAATCTAAATTCTTGAATCATAGCAGTACCAACACGACCATCACTCAATGGTGTAGTATTGTCATCGGGGCCAGTTGGCAAGTATGATGACGGAACACGTAGACCACGAGCAAGACGATTGTTGAAGTAACGCAAGTCATCAATCTCGCCTAAGTTTTGCCCACCTGGAAGAACTTCAACGCTTGAACCACGACCTTCTGCTGTTACTGGGAAGAAGTAGTCTTCGTTCATTGATAATGGGTTGTACGTAGCGTCAACAATACTTGCGCCACCATACAATGAAGGGATTCTGCGCTGGTGAATTTCGTTCTTAACACGTTCTACGAATGCCATTGCTAAGTGACTTGGCATGTTACCAACGTCAATCTTGAACATTCTACGTTCAGGAGCACGTTGTACACGATAGATTAGAACAGCGTCTTCTAATAGTTCTTTCTGCTTGTAGACCTTAAAGATGTTCTCTAGCACTGACTGACCAAAGGGCCAAAATCTGTCAAGCCCCTCTGTCAAACTCAAGTGAACTATATGCTTACCGTCTACCGCAGACTCACTCTGTCCTAATGTAAAACGTGAACCCGTAGTGTTATATGGCATTGCAGGAACAGTATAAGGAGTGTTGGTGCCACCACCTGTACCTCCTAACCCTGTAGCAGGATTAGCAGCGAAGTCGGTATTCGTCTTTTGTGCAACGCTCAAGTTTTGTAGGTTAATATTGATATCTTTGATGACATACTGTTCAGGTAACTTACCTTCACTTTCGTTAACGATTACCTTAATAACCTTAACCATGTCAACCCAATAAAGTTTAAAGTTTTCGGGATCACGTACAAATACTTGATCCCCATACTTAATAACGTTACGGAAAATCTTGAACATACGAACATCAAACTCATTGAGCTTGCACCATTGCTGCAATTGCTTAGTCAACAGTTCTACTTCGTGAGGAGTAGGGTCTTCTTTGAATTCAAAGCTGAATGGAGTCTTGTTATGTTCATTTCTTTGAGTTGAGAATTCTGCAATGATATCTAAACATGCATTGATTTCAGCGTCAACATCCATCATTTCATATTGGTTGTAACGCTCAATTCTGTTTGGGTGACCTGTATAGACTTCTGGAAGTCTAGACATATAGTTCTTATAACCGAATTCAGTATTGTTGTACCCACCAGTAGGCATTCCATTCTGACCATTCCAAGCACCGCTATTACTGTTAATGCCAGAAATAGGGCTTGAAACACCGCTCTTGTTTAAAAACTTTTTCTTATATGCCATAGGTAGAATTCTTCACTTTTCAATCAGTATTTATGTTATCACTGACTATTCTTTAATATCTTTCTACGGGTATCATTACCGTCACTTAAAGCCTCAACCATGTTATCTAATTTACTAATCATAGTATCCATCATTTCAGAATTCATACTGAATATCTTTTCAATTGTTTCTTTTTCAATACTACTGGTAGGCTTCATGACCTGCTTAACCTCTTCTGACTCAGCAGGCGTTTTAGCCAACTTCATCAGCACGGAATTAGTATTTAACGGAGCGATCATTTCTGATCCATGTAGCTCTGCGGGGTATCCGGTTTTTGGTCCGTCAAAAATTCCTCCTTTTGCGGCACGAACAATATTTCCTTCGGACGGACCAACAGATGCATGAATGTGATCTCTGTGGTTGGCATCATCATTCCACTTTACCGCAAAACCTGCTCGTTGTATTCGGAAGGCTAAATCATTAAATTTGTTTTTCCATACAGGGTCGTTAGCTTCAGTTATTCCACCAGGAGCATTGATATCTATTGCCAAGTCTTTGTAGTGTCTTGAATTCCTAGCGTGCTTTCCTCTAGCCGGTCTACCACCAAATTGAGTGTGTCCAGAAATCACCAAACCCTCTGATTGTAATTGTTTTCCTAACCCAACAATACCACCGGTGTTAGCTTGAGTTTGACTGAAGGCATCTTGAAATAGATCAAAGGGATTTGGGAGCGACGGTCCGGTTGTTGGACCTTCACGCATTGCTTGTTCTGCCCGCGCACGTAACTCAGGGTGTCGCTTGAATCCTTCCCATGCACCAAGACCTTGCTTTTCAAGTATCCACATTGCCATTCTATCTTGAGTGGCCTGATCAAATTTAGTAGTTTCAAGGTCCATTCCTAAATTTCTAGCAGCATCTCTAAGAGTAGTTGAAACAATCTGATAGCGACCCATCGCGGAGCTATTAAAGTTATTGTCAGGATGATTTAACATTCCCCTTTGAGCATCAAGTACTTGGCTCAAAGTCATACTAGTTAAGTTCATTTCTCTGCCACCGGGTAAGTATGCACCATGTCCTAATGATGTGTTATACCCTGTATTGTATGTTCCTTCAGCTTGAGCAATGGCGTCAAGAACACCTACATTGCCGGTAATGGCGCTACCGCCACCACCGCCACCACCGCCGCCACCACCAGGACCATAATCTCTAGTGATTCCCGATATCATATCTAACTTTTTAGAAGCATCTTCTACACTTATTCTAAACTGCTTCATGGATATTTCATTTAGATTATGTCTGTTAAGTTCTGCTTCTCTAAGTGAAATCAAATTAGTAGTTGATGATTCTATTGCTTTCTCAAATTTTTCTAGAGGAGATAGATTGTCTTCAGTCTCTAAGAGGCTTCTTCCTAGTATAGATTCTAAAGTAGTTTGTCTTTTCTGCAATCTTTCAGGCTGGTCAACTCCTGTTAGGCGCTTAACAACTGCATCCAATATTGGATTTTTAGTTTCAGCTTTTATTATTTCTCCTAATTTCTTAGTTGATGTTGCAAATGACTTTGTTGATGTTGCAAATGCTTTAGTAGTGGTAGCAAAGGCAGTGACTGTTTTTGCGAACGAGGTCACAACTGAGCCAAATGCCGCCACTGATTTATTAAATTGAGTTTCTACATACTCTCTAGTTTGTTGATTTTCAGACTGCGGCTCTTCAGGCTGCGGGGCAGGCGGCGGTTGATTTCCTTGCTGTGCTGCCTGAGCAGCAATATCTGCCGGATTTGATCCTAACAACCCAAACGTTAGACCACCAAGTACGCTACTACCAGCATTCTTGAATTTTTGACCCAAAGAAGCATTTGCATCAGCACCGAATCCTTGATATGCGTCATACAAAGACATACCAATTGCAAGTGGTGCCGCTAACTTACCCAGCACTCTTCCGGCGCCTTTTGCCATTCCCCCTAACTTAGATGGAGTTTCGGGGGCTGGAGTTGTCCATCTGCCTCTAGCGTCTCTGGGTTGGGCACCGCCGCCCTTGCCGCCCTTGCCGCCTTTGTCTCCCTTGCCACCTGCTCCGGCTCCGCTGCCTCTGCCACCTGCTCCGGCGGCGCCGCGCCCCGACATTGCTAATTTACCCAGAGCTAAGGCAGCGATTCCTGCTGCGGCTGCAAGTCCAAGAACAATAGGAGTAGTAAATCCAATGGATGCAGCTAGTTCGTCTACTTTAGTACGGGCATAAATCTCTGCTTCTGTTAATTTATTTCTAGCTTCTTGGCGACGATCTTCTGCTGCAGGACCTTTTCCTTCTTCGTTCTTTTTTATCCTATCCTGTATGTCTTTAGTAACTTGTTCTTCGTTGAAATTTTGCAATCTAACATTTTCTGCAAGGGCACGATCACCGCCCATTAGCTGATTAAACTCATCACTAACCGATACGGCTGTTCGGAATGCACCACCTTCTTCAACAAGACCGATATACTTGTTATTAATTTCATTCTGAGAACGGGCCATTTGTTCAGGCGTAAGGCGGAGTTCTCGTGCAGCGGCTGCCAAATCATTAACTACATCGGACGTACCTGTTAGAGCCATAGTTGCTATACCTTCCGTTACCGGTTGCCCTGCTAGCATCTGTCCAAAACCACGCCCAGCTTCTTCTCCTAGCTGTGAGGTGATTCGTTCTTTAGCTTGCATTGCAAAAGTTACTTGTTCGGAAAGTCTTCTTTTTTCTTCTTCGGTTCCAGCAGCCGCAATTTTTTTATTCATTTCTACTAGATATAATTGAAACTGTCTGTCAGCCGCGGCTGCTTGCATTCTTTTTTGTTGTTCTTCTACGTCCAAACCAGAAAGTTCACTCAATACTTGTAGATTTTTTACATAGTCAGTAGATAATTTACTGAGACTACCGAAATCTTTACTAAACGATCTTAGTGAAAGACCGGCAGTTCCCATTAATTCAATGTATCCCGCTTGCGCTTCTACTAGTTGTTCTTGGCTATAACCCAGTCTTTGAAATTCTTGTCTAACCTCAGAGCCGACGTTAACCATTTCCATAAATCTAGTAGTGGAATCTACTGCACCCTGTCCAATAGCTCTGAAGTTAGAACCCAATCTTTGCATAGGACCGGAAAGTTTTTCTAAGTCTTTAGCGACGAATCCGGCGGCATTGCCCATTTGAAGTATAGTATCGGTACTGAATGCATTAGCTGCACCCATCTTAGATATATTGTCATTGAATTTTAATAACGCATCCGCCTGTTCAAGTTGATATCCTAGTACCGCAGTTGATGCTTTGACAACTCCGCCTAAGATACTCCCTAAAATACCAAAATTTCTACCCACTTCAAGTGCAGTATCACCGACTGATCCTAATATACCATTGTATTTTTGAAAACTATGGTTACTATCCATGACAGTTTTACCAAGTGTCATGACAGCGCCAGCAGTGAAGTCTACTGCATCATTGAATCTCTGTATAGTTTGATTTGCACGTTCGGTCTGTTGATTTTTTCTTTCTTCAACCTGCTGATATGCTTGTTGTTTTTTGGTAACCCCTTCAAACGCTTCACCGCTAGCTTTAGTTGCATTCGTTTGGTTTTTAGCAGCAGTGGCTTGATCCTGCATGTTCTTAACCATTGCAGCCATGCTAGCATTCTGCTGACTTAATATGTCAGCCATTTCCCTAAGCTGTTCGTTTAAGCGTTCTACAATTTCAGGATCCATACTTGTACTTCCAAAGTTTTAAAATTGGGCGTTTTTTACCAATAAATATATTATTATTTAGTACTAAAATTTATCCAAACTAGTAAGGAAAAAACATGGACAACAATCCACTAAAGCAGTATTTTAGAAGACCAGCAGTTTATATTAGGTTACCGTCTGGCGGAAAATACTATTCATCTGACGTAATAGAAACTTCTGAGACGGGGGAATACCCCGTATACCCAATGACCGCAATTGATGAAATTTCGGCAAGAACACCTGATGCGTTGTTTAATGGCACCGCAGTGGCCGATCTTATCAAAAGTTGCATTCCCGCTGTCAAAGACCCGTGGTCAATCAACAGCATAGATATGGATGCAGTATTAATTGGTATTAGGGCTGCTAGCGGAGGCGACACATTAGATGTTGACTCTAAGTGCCCTGAATGCGACACTGAATCTACATATGGTATAAATTTGGTCGGGGTTCTATCTACCCTAAAGCCCGGCGACTACAGTAAGCTGTTAGAGATTGGTGAATTAAAAATCAAATTCAGACCGTTGATGTACAGAGAAATGAATCAAGCATCAATGGCGCAATTTGAAGTTCAAAAGCATTTTGATCAACTATACAAGATTGAAGACGATGCCCTAAGAAATGATTCAGTTAAGGAAGCATTAGAAAAAATCACTTTCTTAACAATGGATATCCTCTCTCAGACAATTGAATTTGTTGAAACCCCAAATGGCATAGTTGATGACAAATCATACATTTTAGACTTCTTAAAGAATTGTGACAAAGAAGCATATATTAAAATAAGAGACTATAGTTCTGTGTTAAAAGAAGATACTGAAATTAAGCCAGCAGATATCACATGTTCAAATTGCGGGCACCAATATAAGCAGGCTTATGCTATCAACCCAACGGATTTTTTCGGTTAAGGCTTCTACATTCGCCACCTGAAGAAATCAAGAAGCTGCTAGATAGATACGATAAAGAAATTCAGGAAACCAAAGCATCCGCGCTCTCAATGGCATGGCACATGAGAGGCGGTGCTTCCTATGAGGATATATTGAATATGTCCTCAGCAGAACGGATAGAAATTTCCAAACTCATAGAAAACAATCTTGAGATAACTAAGAAGTCTCAGCTTCCTTACTTCTAATTAAGAGTTGTTCTACGAACAACTTAGACCGCACTACGTTCGGTCTATTCTTTTTAACAATAAAAACACAATATCATTTAAGGAATATACATTGCCGGTTCAGAAGCCATGGTAGTGCTATTCAGCACTACCAAAGGTTTAGGTCATTGCCATGGCCCGTCATCCCTTGCCGTCTATCCCCCGTCACACTAGCTTTACGTGCTGTGTAACGCTACCGGTTGCCCTGTAAAGTTTAATGGGGCTGTAGTGAAGCTATAAAGTGGAACTCACTTTACTCTTCGGCAACGCATGTTCTACGAATTCAAGACAGAATAGTTCGCAGACTCATTCAAGGTTCGCCTACCGTGCGAGAGCCTTGTCGGTATTCCTTGACCTCACGATCAAGCATACTCCAGAATCTGGCCGCAGTCAGCAAAGGTGCGACCTCAAGGAGGACTGAGTAACAGTCATATCAATGTAAGAGGGTTCTGTGTTAAGTAGCCGAGGTATTGATAGTCAAGATTTCATCTGACTTGGTGTCGGTTGAGCCTGAGTAAAGTTTAAGAAGGTCTTTGTTGAGCCTAAAAAAGTGATCAAATTCCATAATAATCCACTCGCCTGTTGTATCAGAACGATAGTGAACAAAGTTGTCTGCAATCCAAGTAAACTTAGATTCTACAGCTACAAACTTTCCTTTTCTATTGAACTTCATGAAAAGAATAGAGCAATCGTCTGTTTCAGCAACATCCATTAGTTGCTTGATCCAACCATCAATAACTTTACATTCACCCGTCATCAACAAGTGAAATGGGAAGTCTTGATACGATTTGCATTCTGCATTGAACTTAGTGAAACTTTGTCCCGGAACAATGTCGCCCTTAAAAGAACGAACTTGTCCTTCATGAAGAAATTCTTTACGAGACTGATTCTTACCGCCCACATACGCACCACTTCCAGGCGCTCTAATAAAACTTTCGTTATACGTCTTTGTTAAGAAGGTTGCAATCTCTCTTTCGAAAGAAGAACCCTTAGCTTTCTGTGGACTCGGCATACTCTAATTTATATCTTTCATTCAGTCTTGTAATATTTTATTCTACGTCATCTGTAGCTGTGCTGTAGGTCGTGAACCCATTTTCTTTCAGCACTTTAAGAACACTTTCCAAGAATAAGTCGGTTCCGCTCACCGCGAGATAGATTGTCAAAGTCAAGCTCACGCCCGAGTTCGGTAATTTCAACCGATAGATCGTTCTTGAAGACAACGGTATGGGGCAACCCGATCTTATCAAGATAATGAGTCAAGCGGGCATTTAGATAACTCAAGTTCTGATCAATAATCTTCTTACGAACAAAGCTATCCTTGCTCGTGAGAATATCAAGTAAGAACTTCAAGTGATCGCCATACTTACTTAGCTCGTTAATCTTGTCAAATGTAATTGTTTGCAGCGCACGACTTTCCATATCAATAATCTGTTCGTGATATGGGTCAGTTTCGCCTGCTTTAATTGCAATAGCCTTCTCTAGGTTATCAACGACTGTGCGATGCTCAACTGCTTCTGCCTCAGTGTCGTAATGTGTAACTGGACGAGTGCCTACGCTCACACAAGCATTCTCAATCAACTGGTCAGCATAAGGATCGTCTTCGTTCTTCTTTGCTTCAATCTGCTGTTGCAATCTTTCAAGTTCTGAGCTATGCTTGATTGCTTCTGCCTCAGTCTTGTAATGCGTTGTTGGTTTCTCGCCCAAAACGAAAACAGAATTTTTATTTTTTTCTAGAGAGTTTTGGGTTTGTGCAAGTTCTTCAACTGCACTTGCAAGAAGTTCACGTTTGCTGTTGATTACCTGCGTATGATTCTCATCATGGAAGTCTTGACCACAAGCATAGCACTTGTTTTCTTCAAGGGTCTTGATTTCTTGTTCAAGCTTATCAACAAGTGCCTGATCCTTCTTCAAAGAAGACTCAAGCGTTGTAATGGTCTTGTTTATATTTGCAAGCTCTAGTTTGTTAGCCTCATAGACCTTAAGATCATAGTGTGATTGCAATTCGGCTGTGATATCAATATGGCTTAATGTGTCATACTGAACCTGCAACGCGGCAACATCACTATCAAGCTTTTGCTTCCAAGCAGTCTGGCGAGCTAAGATAGCTTCATAGCGTTCCTGCTTTTGCTTCAATTCAAGATAGATTGCTAAATCTTTGTGCGCTTGAAGTTCGGCTTCAATGTCAATCTTACTAAGCTCATCGTAATCAAGTACAAGCTTGTTCAATGATTCGTCGTGCTGCTTCTGCCACAATCTCTGACGGCGCTTGAGACCATCAATCTGTTCTTGAACACGACTATTAGCTTCTTCAACTGCTCTGTTTCTGAATTCTTCTTGCTGAATAGCGTCCTTGTTCAACCTAATCTTTTCTTTGATCAAGTCTGCCTTTTCAGATAGCAATGTGATACCAAGCAACTGTTCAATGACATTGCGCTGATCATTGGCTCTCATTGACAAGAATGGTTCACTATAGGTATTGAGAGCAACGATATGTTTAAACATATCACTACTCATACCAATAGCATGTTCAATTGCTAACTGAGTTTCTTTGTTTTCGCCTTGAGCTTCGTTTTTATCTTCTTTATTATTTTGTAAACTGTTGTTTACGTAGAAGCGAAGAACATTGGGCTTTCTGCCGCGCTCAATCTTATATTCAGTACCGTTCACGCTAAACTCTAGCGTGACCATCATACCCTTAGCGTTAGTACGATTGATCAAATTGTCCTTACGAATCTGATTGATAGGGTTACCAAACAATACATAGCTCAAGCCTTGAATTAGTGTAGTCTTACCAGTA